TTTTTATTTCTTCGGGCATCTTTGCAAGTTTTGGTGGACTCGGCGTTTTAGATATTACTAGAGGATGTAGGCGGCGGGATTTTGTACGTTTACGTTGTAAAAGTAAAAGTTTCGCCGTCTGTCTTCGTTCATCAGAGGTTGGCAGTCTTGGAAACACCCCCCCTTTGTATTTTCTTGTACGCATTTTTTTACGACGTTGCGTTTTTCCCATTTATATTATATATTAATATTTAAAAAAGTAAAACATAATAATATAGGTGCCTAAAAATATGTGCCTAAAAATATGTGCCTAAAAACAAATAGGCGTATTAATATTCATAAAGCATCCGCTGGATAATTGCGGCAATTGGGTAAAATTACTCGTTTTTAAATCATCGCGCATTTTTAACAATAAATCTCTCCACGTTATATTATTCAAAGTGTTTGCGCTAGCAGTGGCACTTGTATGTCCTTTCAATCCATTCAGAAATGCCCACGTCATTGCGCCTTGATACCGGTTATTAATAAACGCATCCGCACTCGTTTGGTTATCCGTACATCCGCTTATCATAATGACATTTCCAATCGTAGTTTCTTCTTTCGCGTTTTCAGTGAAATTATCGTTCTCGAGACTATCTAAATATTGGTATTTTAAATCTAACACCGTCCCGCTAAAACACGAATCAAATAACGCAAATAAGGTTACATTTTTCTTTAGATAGGTTTGAATTAATGCTTTTAATTCATCATCAATAATTCCTTTCATATCTGCCGTAACAATCATTTCGTCGTTGCCGTTAGTTTCGTCATTATTACGGTCGAGGACATAGGACCCGTGTCCGCTATATGAAAAAAACAAAAGGTCGCCGTCTTTCCCGCTTTGTAATAATGTGGTAAAAGTCTCGAGTATTGTCGCTCGGGTCGGTTTTTGTACGGTTTCATCCGTAATAACTGTAATATCATTCGCCGCAAAATTAGATTGCGTTAAGAGTAGATTTTTAATTGCGTTAGTGTCATTAATACAACCACTTAATTGCGAACTTGTGCCGATATAATTAATGCCAATCAGTAACGCCTTTCTGCTTTTCGTGAGGGCAATACTTGGCGAGACCGGATTTAATAATTTCACTAAATCGGATTGGTATTTTGCGTTTAAGACTTTACACTGAGCATTGAATTGATTTTTATATAAAGTAATATATCTTTGTTTGTTGGCATACGTGATACGACTGGCAGACACTTGCCGAATAAGATTGTTGCAAGCGTTGATTAATGTATTGACATTGGATTTATACACGGCGAGTAATTGAGCAGGCGTGGTGGTAGTGGACATTCTATATATTACAAATATAATGTAATATAAATATACAACTATTATAACTACTTTTGTCGAAAAAATTGAAAAGTAATTCATTGTGATTATTATGTTAAACCGTGTTATACGACCCCCACTCACGTTATCCGAATTATCCGAATACTAAAAATGAACCGAAAGGAATTAACCTATATGGAAACGTCTAAACGTTGTTCTGAAGATGAACCATACCCTGATTTTGTTGCGGTACACGTGGTGGAGGAGGAGGTGGTGGTATTGCCCGTCTCACCGACACCGACAACCGCAAAAAGTATTCGAATAAAAGAAAAGACGCCTGCCGCTGCCGCTGCCGCTGCCGCTGCCCCTAGACCGAATCCGTTATGTTGTTGTTATCGTAAACCAATAAAAGACGCGCGTTGTTGTGGCGCGTGTTATACATTCTGCTATAAACCTAAAACAGATAAAGATATTAGTTGTTGTCCTGTCACGTGCGTTGAATATTGTAATATATGTATAATGCTCAGATGTGGTCATGGCAGTCAAGACGAAGATATGTGTTGGTCTTGCGTCTGTTTGCCGTTAAGGTTTTCGATGTCCTTTTTGTGGTGTTTTGGTGCTGTATGTAACGAGTCCATTAATTATTGTAGAAAAACGGATGACGATAATTATCTGTGTTAAAATTATTATTATTATTATTAGTAGTATTATTATTATTATTAGAGTAGTAGTAGTAATAACGATTTAAACATAATGTATTAATTTAATCTACGCGAGTTGAGAGAATATGTGCGGTATTTTTTACATAATTAAACAAAAAGAACATTCCTATGAAACGATTACCAAGAGTATAAATAAAATACAACATCGAGGACCAGATAAAACTATTATTAAAGTAGTCGGCGAGGGCGATAACATTCGCGAAATTATTGGATTTCACCGCCTACAAATTAACGGGTTAACTGAAGCATCGAATCAACCAATGACCTTTGATGAAAAGACTTATTTAATATGTAATGGAGAGATTTATAACCACCTTGCTTTACAACGAAAATATGGTATTCAATGTACAACGGGCAGTGATTGTGAAATTATATTACATTTATTCGAAAAAATCGGGTTTGAAAATACGGTGCGCGCATTAGATGGCGAATTTGCGTTGGCAATTATTACCCCCGAGATGGTGTATGTTGCGCGCGACCCTTATGGTGTGCGTGCGTTATATATTGCGGTAAATACAGGCACTAGCAGCACTAGCAGCACTAGCACTAGCGCAAGCATCGGCATCGCCAGCGAAGGCAAGGCCTTATATGATTTATTTCCGCCAAGCACGATCCGGCAATTTTTACCGGGGCATATTGCCGAATGGTCGAAAATAGACAACACGTATAATATCACGCCATATTATAACTTTGCGTCACCATTAATCCATTGTCCTTCTTCTATTACCGATGCTATGATTTTAAAAACGAGAGAATTATTACTTAATGCCGTCAAAAAACGTATTATGTGTTCACGTATCGGCAATACCGAAAATGGTGCGCCTGCGCTTGGCGCGTATTTGTCCGGCGGATTCGATTCATCCGCAATTGCAGCAATTCTTCAAAAAGAACTTACTACCACCTTAGAAACATTTTCAATTGGATTTAAAGACTCACCGGACCTTTTTTATGCGCGGAAAGTCGCCGACCATATTGGTTCAAACCATCACGAATATATTATAACAGAAGAACAGGCCTTAAATGCTATCCCGCACGTCATTCGTATGATTGAAACGTATGATATTACGACCATCCGCGCCTCAACTATGATGTATTTGTTATCCGAATACATCAGCAAAAATAGTAAAGCAGTAGTAATGTTCAGCGGGGAAGGCAGCGACGAGGCCTCGGGTTCGTATCGCTATTTCCATAACGCGCCGTCGCCAGAAGCATTTCACGCCGAAACCCTCCGCCTATTACAAGACCTATGTTATTTTGATAATCTGCGGGCAGATAAATCGACGGCAGCGTGGGGATTAGAATTAAGAGTCCCTTTTTTAGACCTCGATTTTCTCAACTATTATATGACCCTGCCTTCTTATGTAAAAACGTGTGAAGGGATGGAAAAATACTTGTTACGTAAAGCAGTATGCGATTATTTGCCGGCAGATGTATTATACCGTCCAAAAGAAGCAATGTCGGATGGCGTTTCTAATCACGGACGTAGTTGGTCGAGTATTATCCAAGAATATATTTTAGGTAACAGTACTAGTATTAATAGTAGTAGTAGTACTGGATTAGACGCCGAAAAAACCTTTTACCTTAATATGTTTAACACTTATTACCCAGAATGTTTACATCAAATACCTTATTACTGGTTACCGAAATGGTGTGGCGATGTTACGGACCCATCTGCACGCGTCTTGTCTATTTATAACGCAACCGTGCCTGAAATAAATAATAAATAAATAATTTATTGCCTGTGGAAATTAGACAGCGACATTTGTTGGTTGTTCTTTTGTTGGTAATATTTGAATTGTTTCGATATCATTTTCAATTTGTTTTATAGCAAACAATTTTCTCTCATCATCTCTAAAATACCATTGATTATCATAATTAACATATCCTACATTATTTTCTTCAGCGAGTAAATTATTTGCGCGAGTTTTTTGTTCGTCGGTAACAACGAGTTGGATTGTTCTATAACTCCTCTGCCCCCAAAAATTCGTTGTAACCCTAACATAAGACGTTGGCGGGTATAATAAATCGTAAATAGTTTTATTGTAATATGGCGCGTTAATAATTTTATTATATGGAGAATTTCTAATTGGTGGAGTTTGATTATTAAAAAAATTTTGTAATATTTCTATTTTTTTTTTATTTGTGGTGGTATTTGAGTCAAGATTAATTGTGGATTTAATAAATGTTTTTTGCGCATCGGATAATACCGTTGGCGGTGGTGGTGTAGATAACCCCTCGATGATGTTTTCTTTATATACATACATTATCCCGACAAGGATAATTGCTATGATAGTAAATAATAAATACTTATTGCTGAAGAGAGAATTAATATTTTTTATACTAGACTTGTATAAAGTCGATTTCATATTATATATATATATATAAATGTATATATAATATTAATTTTTTTTTATAGACTTGTTTTCACTTTTTTTACGCTTGTTTTCACTTTATTTACGCTTGTTTTCACTTTATGCCCAACTCGTTAAACTTTGTGTATAAGGGTTACTTTTAAAGGCGGAGAGGATATCCGGTTCAATACGACTATTATTAAAGGTCGGGTCATACCCTTGCGTCACTTTCACGCGACTATAATTTTCCGGCAGTGCGGGAGCAGTAATACCGGCAGTACCGCCCGAACTTGGCACCCACCACCGGTTATTATCGCGGTCTGCATCGCGGCGGTGAATATCGATATTTTCTTGCTGGTTAAATATTTGGGTACCGCCTTGATTCGGGCGATTTTCATAAGTTTTATTAATATTATTACGCTGTTTATATTCCGCTTCATATGATTTTGCCGACGAAAATCCATTTGGACCTGCCGTGCCGGTATGCGACATATTCGTCGTGTCGCGTTGTACGTGAACGGGTTGGTGGGCGCTGACTAAATACGCATTTGCGGATTGGTGTTCGACATTTAAGTGATTACAATCGAGTTCCGCCTCGGTCATTTCACGAATCGTGGTCTTGGTGCGGTCGGCGGAATTGTATACGTGTCCGCGTTCTACGGGCGCGGAGGCATTTCCACTTGACCGCATATTATAGACGACATCTTCTTTCCGCGATGGACGTAAAAAGTCCATTACTGGCGACACGATTGCTTTCATAAAACCATTGACGGGTCCGACGTTGAGTTCGTGGCGGGTCGTCGCACGATTATTCGCTAAATTGCTATAACTCTTTATTCCATAATCGCCGGTCGTTGCGCCACCTTGTCCTTTGGCCGAAATACTCGTGCTGTCAGCGACAGGTAAAACTGGACGGCGTGTTTTCTGGTACTCGCGCGGCACATAAGTGCCTTCATTTAAATTGGCACGCGACCCATAATATTCCGCACTTGTATTGGTTCGATTGACATCGTGTAAGATTTCAACTCCACGCGCCGTTTGTGCTTTTTCTAAACCCGTCGTAGTTAACCAGCGGTCTGGACCGGAGACGTAATATTTATCGGGTAAATGTTTTTCCACTTTACCTTGCGTTTGCGCGGTTGGCGCGTTTTTGATATAATGGGTACCGGGTCCTTCGTGTCCAGCAAGTTCAAAAGTCGTTTTTGGGTTGGTGCTTACACGGAGTTGGTCGACGGTTTTGTCTAACCACAATTCGCGTGCTTCCATCCCTGAATTGAAACCGCTAGTTCCGCCGGTCGAAGTGAAACCTTGATTTAATCCGGGCGCAACGCGTTGTTCTTCCCACGGTTTCACGTTCGCCATTCGCATACTGGGGTTAACCCGTGATTGTAAAAAATCACTTTGGTTTGGTACACCATTTGCGTATTGGTAACTGTCTTGCGGTTTAAATAAAGGGGCTTGTTCTTTTTTATTAAAATATTGAGACCCAGAACCTTGCATATTATCTAATACACTTTCGGTAATATTATGTTCGGCGGTTGCCCCACGAATCTTGCCGCCAAAAAAAGGCACCATATTCCCGTGCTTAAAATTATCTTTGTCAATTGGTTTGCCGGTTAAAGAATAAGATGATTGGACACTGCCGCCGACGCCATAATCTTTTGCGTTATTGATTTCGACCTCTTTATACATTTTGGGGTCGAAATATTTATCAGAGTACTGATTCGGGTTACGGTATAAGTTTACATTAGTACTTGAGACACTCATTGGCGTGGGATAGTTTTTATCGGCTAATGGCGGATTTATGCCGGGTAAGACATTTCGAGTTTTATTCATATTTTCATATCCTTCTTGAACTTGACCTGCCGCGTAAGCGTTATTATTCGGTTCATATGATTTGGGTTCATTATTTTTGTTATTTTTAGAGACAACATACATGCCGCCTAATGCTAATAACGGAATTGCGATTGCTGCCATTATTATATATATATATATTAAATACAATATTTAATATTTACATATTTATTTACATATTTACATATTTACATATTTACATATATTTAATTAATTATTGGCATTTTTGCTACAAATTGATCTCTTTCTAATATGCGTGTACTTAAATTATTCTGAAAAGGAAAGCAAGTATTTTCTTGCGGATTCAATGGTAAAATACTCCAATTCACTTGTTCTAAATCCCGAAAACACCAAGCAGGATGCGTTACCCGCGACTGGTCCGTGATAGGATGATAGGAAGTATATTCAACCGTACTCGTCGAAACGGCGTGTGATTTATAATTATTGCCTTTTATTTCGTCGCGATTCATATTGCGGGTTAATCCAATTAAATCACTTTCGACATTAACGGGATTAGTCATTAAATTGCCGCCCCATTTTTGCATGCGAATATGCGGGTCATCCATATATAACGGTTTACTGCCATTTCCGGGAACGTTTAATATATAACGACCGGGACCCGTAGATTCTTGTAATTGTTTATTAATTCGGCAAGGATCATCGTGAAAACGGGTAAATGCCATAGTTATTATATATAGAATACATTTTATATTTTTGTATATCTTATTAATATTACATCAGACTGGGGCGTTGGTTATTTTCAATGACCAAAGGATTGGGCATATGAACGATTAATCTATCAAAAAAAGGCACGGTCGGGATTTGCTTAAGATTTGGTTTAATTGGCAGTTGAGGATTAACTAAATTCGTCGAGTTTATACCGAATAGCATCGATTCAATTTCAACTGGATTATAGGAAAGCGTATCCCGCGGCATATGACTTGGTATTATACCGACCGAAGGCATTGCGAGGTTATATGCTCGTCCCGACTGCGAATATTGATAACTATTATACATTCTGCCTAAAGAGTATGCGTTTTGTTGTAATTTATATTCGCCTTTCATATTATTGTTTCGTGTTGATGCCATTTATATTTATATAATAATATAAATTATAATGACAATGCATTTAATAAATTATTCTTAAAGGTTACATTCAATTTTGCGTTGATTACATGTTCACAATTTGTGATAAAATCGCAAATACAACGATGAAGTAAATCAAAATATTCATATTTAAATAATAGTGTAAACATAATTTCGTCAGTATCATCCACTTCATTCACCTTATCCACGTCATTTACCTTATCCACCCCGTCTTCGTTATGGTCCTCGTGCGCCTCCGCTTTGTTTAAATCTAATAAATCTAATATTTGTTTAAACTCGGTGTTATCGTGTGCTTTCTGAAGTATTTTCTTAAAATCGTCATTCGTCCTTGTGCGGTAAAATAATTCCATAATCGCATTATTTATTTCGGTTTCGTTCCAACTTTGTAAATCAAATGCTTGTAGAAACTGTATCTGGTATAATTGTTCTTGTTCATCTGCCGTATCCATCATCTTATACGTACATATAAAATCGGTTTGGTACATTAAAAATATAATGCGATTCACTTTAAATCATTATATTTTTATAAATATTATTATGTGTATTATTATATATCTAATATGTCCTTTTTTAAAAAAATTTTTCATTATGGTGATATGATAGCAATACCGTTTTTTATTATACTATTCGTCTATTTTTATAAAAAACACACAAGAACACCAATCGAAACACTATTAATGGTTTTCAGTATGTCGGCATTAATTGTTGATATCATATTTACAATAATGTTTTTATATAATTAATTATTTTCCTTATCCCGTGCGTACTCGCGGGAAGGCAGTCCGCCGCGAATCCATCCTTCCGATGCCACATTTTCAATAAGGTTGGCGGGATTGCTAATCGTCGCGCTTAAACTGGGCAACATTGGCGTCTGCGAATAATGTAAATAACTTATTTCGCTGCTGGGGTTAATACTTTTCTTGTTATTCGCAAAATCGCCTTGCTGAATTTGCGATTCTAATACAGCGTCGCATTTACCGCGTCCTAAATAGGGCACGGTACAATACGGACGTTCGACTAAACTAATACGGCATTTGGGTTTTGAAATGTTCGTCAATAACAATTTAGAACTTTCATCGATATTTGTACCGCCGATACTTGTTTGCCGACTACCCGTAAAGTTAATATTGGGTTGACTTGTCGCAAAATCCACGTGACTATTCATCGGGCAAGATGGTCTAAACATATCCAGCATATAATTTGAAAAGTCCGCATTTTGTAATGTGCGTTGACTCAAATCGGTGCGGTCGTATCCCATCCGTGATGTTTGATAAAAATTGTAGTTGTGAACGGATGCCATTATATTATATAATATGATTAAATATAAAAAAATGAAAGAAGTATTAAATAGAAGAAGAGACAATACATAAATTGTTCATCTGTTAATAATTTGTCCATCGTGGTGGTGTATTTCGCGTACACGCCAACTCATTATTTGTTTCATCGCGGCAAGAGATCATATCGCCATAACAATACTCAAGAAATGCTTTTTGGTCACTGGGGATAGTCGTGTTCGGGGTGGGATGCCATGCTCGCATCGATTGATCGAAATTAAAACTATCGCCTAAATCTTTGAATAATCTCTCACTAATATTTTTAGTATTGTTAAAATTATTGACAATAAATGTCTTGGTTTTATCATTCATCTCTTTATCCACAATCGGATTAAATGCCGGTGCTGCTTTTTTCCTATTCGGATTTTCGTTTAGTTCGGGTAAGAGCACATTCATTGCGGGATTGCGTTCTGTCGGTTCGGTTATGTCGGGTTTAATCAATTCGTATAATTCGGCATTAGTACTAAACCCTTCAATATTGTTTATTGTGTTTTTCTTGGATAAAAATAATAGAATAATTGCGCCTAAAGTTAATATACCCGAAAAGACGACCTTTACATTTTGTGTGATTACATATCCCAAGACGGTCAAACCAATAACCGTACGAGTAATAGCATTTAATTTGGCGGTAAACGTCATAGTATCAGCAGGCCATAACTCTTTTATTTCATTTTTATTAAATAGAATGGATGGATTATTTAACCAAAACGGTGTATTCAAACTTGCTGGGTTCAAACTTGTTGAGTTCATTATATATATAGTCATAAATAAATAGTCATACATAAATTATAATTTCATATATGACTAATTCAATCATACAAAGATACCATTTAGAATAGATGTCGTACGAGATATAGCGCGATATAGAGCATACCTATAACCAAACCTGTAATAATAAATTGGTATGAGCAGGCATCTATTCTATGTTCGAGAGATTGTTGTTTTACGGGATGTATTTTTTCATTATCGACTAATACTCGGTTGAACATACTATTATAGTAACAATGGTGTGTATTATATCTATTTAATCTTCTAAATGATTATTATATAATGTATACAATTTATACAGTATATACAGTATATAAATCCGATAAGCATAGTCTTATTACGCAAGAGCAGAAGAGTGAAAAAAATTGAAAAGTATTTTAATAAATAAATAATGAGTAACAAACCTAAACCGACCATCAAGATGAGTTCTCAAGCGACTACCACTCAAAAGTTTTCAAAGACGCAGCAGCACCAGCAAGCGCAGCAGCAAATACAGCAGTTGCCGCCGCCATTAATAATAACGCAACCCACAGGTGAGTATAAGATTCCGTCTAAAGAGTATATTATCAAGTGCGCGCCTCATATTTTAGAAGAGATTAGTTGGCACACCGAAGATTTTGATTTACTGGAACCGGACTTTCGTAAGACCTTGTTTCAACGCGTTCGTTGCCGTAACTGGGGCACGTCAGGGTGCGGTGTATTAGAAGCGCCAGCAGATGTCGAAACATTAAAGTTAATTATCGGCAAGGGCGGATTCTTCTTAAAACTTACCACTGAAAACACCGGCATTGATTTGATTTGGCACGACCGCGTGTATCGTCGCTTTCTGTTCTGGGGACCAGATAAGAATACTATTGTTAATGCGATGGACCGTATCCGCAGTCGTATTATAAAGTATGTTGTCCACGTCGTGCCAGAAAAGCGTCGTGTTGAAGAATGTGAACGGTCGGTGTCTTTAGTTAATGCGATCGAACGACTGTGTCAAACACCGCCGCCGGCACCAGAACGCAGTTCGCCTCCGCGTATAACACGATGTAATGCTGTCGCAGTTGGGAAGGTCTACCCGTACGCAGATATCATTTCGGACGACGACGAAGAGGACGACGATATGCGCAGTACATCTATTTGTGTAAATAAAAAGTATGATATACGTAATTTTCGAACATCCTCAATGATGTATCCGACCAAAGATGACGACGTTAGCAATTACGAAGATGAATGTCGGATGTGCCCGGGCGATATACCCGGACGCAAAGAATATTATGAGGCGTGTAGCGTAGATGATTATTAGATTATTAAATAAAAAAATATAAAATAAAAAAATATAAAATAAAAAAATGTAAAATAAAAAAATATAAAATAAAAAAAATGTAAAATAAAAAAATATAAAATAAAAAATAAAAAAAAGACCATTTAGTTAGGGTCTTTTTTTTTACATCATAGAATTAAAAATGCGGGTTATTTTTTTGTGTTTACTTTTTATTCTTCTTTTTTTTCTTATGTTCGGTTGTTGCTGCTGCCGGTGCTCCTGCTGGTGCTGCTGCTGCGGTGGCGGTGGCGGCTTGTGCTGGTCTAACACTTCGCTCTGCTTTATCGCCGACATTATATACTAATTGTTCGATTGGCAGTGCCTGCTGCTGTGCCTGCTGCTGCGCTTGTTGTGCTTGTGCCTGCTGCTGCGCTTGTTGTGCTTGTGCCTGCTTCTGCGCTTGCGCTTGTGCCTGCTGCTGTGCCTGCTGCTGCGCCTGTGCCAACTTTGCCGCATTATTCACCGCCAGTTTTTGTAATAATCTTTCTTTGGTTTTTGCGTGTTTCATATTACGGTCCAAGTTTGCTTGCATGGCATTGACGTTCACTTTACCACCGCCTTTACCGCCAACACCCGCTGCTGCTGCTGCGCCACCCATTCCCATTTTATTTAACATACTTTGAATATTACCCATACCCGGCATATTTTTCATTTTTTTCATAAGTTCGCTGGCCTCCGCCAATAATTCGCTTTCTTTAATATTGCCGTCTTTAATTTTCGTATCTAATTTCGAACCAATATTTTTTACTAAACCCATTAGTTTCGTCGGGTTTTGAATTAATTTTTTAAAAACATCATTAATTGAACCCGCATTTTCGACATTAATATTTAATTCAGCAGCAGTTTCTTCTGCGATTTCTTTCGCAATACTGCCGAGTTTACCATCCATCATACCAGTAATATGTTCGTGAATATCGGCAGGATTCGGTAAATCCTCCAAGTTAATGCCGCTCCCGCTCCCGCCAGCACCTTTACCCTCGCCGCCGCCGCCTTCACCGCCCTCGCCGCCTTCCTCGCCCTCGCCCTCACCGCCCTCACCGCCAGCATCTTGATTTTCTTGAAACAATGTATGCATTTGCGAAATGGTTTCTTCTAATTTATGTTTAAATTCATCTTCATTAATTGCTTCAAATAGTTTAGCGCTATCTCCAAACGTTTTTCCGTCAGAAATACTCGTGACAATCGTGAATAACACGAGTTGTAAATACTTCCAAATGGTTTCACGCGTTTTAGTTGTAATGTTTTCATTCCACAAGGTAGTAAAATTAATACCCGGCAAAAACTCAATGTTTTCCTTTTTTAAAATATCTTCATTTTGGTATAGAATATCGAAAAAACGGTTCGGATAAACCTCTTTACAATGTTTATATACTATCATTAAAGAGTCCTCTTCTACGGTTTTATCATTCGCGCTCCCGGGCAAAGGATAGACGAGATGACGTAAATGGATATTTAATACTGGTTCTTGTTCAGGGAACGAGGTTAATATATCTTTGGTCATATCCACAATAACCTTTTTAAATTCGGTCGGAATAGTATCAACGGTTGCGGATGCTGCCATATTCAGTATATTTGATATAAACAATTTATATTTAAATCAAACTTAAAACATATATATTTACTCTTCACTCCATTTTGTCCTTTATTTTTTTGTCTTTTAATTTTGTCCCTTTAATTTTTATTATTTTTTAGGTCAACGTAAAGATCGGTTAATTTTTTCAAGTTCTGTAAATATTTTACTACTTTCTGTTTATCTTCTTCCCGCATATTTTTAATAGGTTCACGCAAACAATCAATCTTTTCAAAAAGAGTCGTAGCATCTTTATCTGTAAAGATTTTATTCGTTTTATAGTCGGCCTCAATAAAAAATTGTAAATCTCCAGCATCAATTTGCTTCGAATACATCGACGTGAAATATTCTTGAAAGTTTTTAATTATAATGTTTTTCGGCATGATGGTTAAAATCCGGTTAAGTGATTTGCGGGTAGAAGCGACATCAACATTTTCGGGAAACACTCGCTCAATGTCTTTAATAAAATCAATAAAGTGTTCATTAAATGCGAGTATCACCTGCGTTTTATCCATTAGTAATATTATAATACATCAATATTAATGTTTAAATAATATTACATATTATATTATTTAATTTTTTATTATTTCTTGTCCTGAATTGTCCTAATTGTCCTGAATTATCCTAATTGTCCTTTATTTTTTATAGACATCCGTGTTTCGCGTTTCTTGTAGTTTTTCGACAGACACTTGCCCGATTTTATCGGGTTGCCAATTATCCGGCGGTGTTTCAATCGTCGACGAATAATCTATACTGGCGTAATGATGTTGTTGTCGCATTCCACCATCGCCTTTGGCCGATAAAGATTCAGGATTTTGGTCTAAAAAACTATAATTATCAGAAGCAACACCAAAACCTCCATTATTTAATGAAAATGCTAAAGGTTCGCCATTTTGTTTTACGGTTGGATTAGTATAAGCAACATTTTTCGTGTTTAAATGATTACCGATATCGTTACCAAACAATACTTTATGATTTTCATTTAACAGCAGTAATGCCGGTACCCGATTTATTGTCGGTGGTAATAAAAGTTCTTGTCCCGTTTCAAGAATAACATATGTTGCGCCATTTTGTTTTTTGGTGCGTTTGTCAATATTTATAAAATGAATATCGTTTTTGGCATTGGATTTTGAGAGATTTTGTAATAATTTTTTACAGTTATCACAGTAATTACTATAATATAAAATAGTACTCATTATATACAAAAATTATTATAACCTTGAAAAATAAACTTATTTATATTATTGCTAAATACACATCAAACATTTATTTTCAAAATAAATATATTTAAAATTGATTTATAAATAATATAAGTAGTTATAATATACATCCAATTTAAAATGAATCCGGTCGTTTCTAGCATTGTCGAAGAGCAAGAGACTTTAACGTTTACGCTGAGCGGAGTAAATGTAAGTATTGCGAATGGTTTACGCCGTGTGACCGAAGAGATTCCTTCCGTGGTTTTTAGAACAACACCATATGAAGCAAATCGTGTGACCTTTGAAGTAAATACGACGCGAATGAACAACGAAATATTGAAACAACGTCTAAGTTGTATTCCCATCATGTCGAAAGTCGGAGATTTTCCGATTGACGAATATGCGGTCGTGGTAAACAAACAAAATAAATCAACGTCAATTGAATATGTTACGACAGAAGATTTTAAGGTCGTGAATGTAGCAACATCTAAAATCGACGCCGAATTAACCCGAAAATTATTTCCGCCAAATCCAATGACCGGCGACTATATTGAACTCGTGCGGTTATTGCCACGAGTCTCGGATACAATTGAAGGCGAACAATTAGAGTTTACCGGTAAGTTTGATATAGGCACTTCAAAACAAGATAGTGCTTTTAATGTTGTACATACGTGTGTTTATGGCAATACGCAAGATAAGGCAAAGGTCAAGAGTGTCTGGGCAGAAAAGAAGGCAGAACTCGGGAAAATATATAATGCGGAAGAGATGGCATTTGCGGAAAAGGATTGGCAATTATTAGACGCGAAACGGTTTTTCCTACCAGACTCGTTCGATTTTAAAATTGAAAGCACGGGTCAATATACGAATATGGAAATTATGAATACAGCGTCGCAATTAATGATTGAGAAATTAAAACGGTTACAAGAGACGATTCAAAGCGAAACTAGTATTGTCTCGCTGTCGGAAACCACGATACCGAATAGTTATGATATCTTATTAAAGAATGAAGGGTATACATTAGGCAAAGTCGTAGAATTTGTATTGTACGAATTACATTACAATAAAACGCTACACTTTTGTGGATTCCGTAAACCACATCCGCATATTGACGAGTCGATTATTCGTATTGGATTTAAAAATCCGGTGGATAAAGTCACGGTCGTATCCTATATTGTGAACGCAGCAAAGGATGCGATTGCTGTATACGAAAAAATTAATAAGGTGTTTAAGATTGGCAAATAATAAGCAACGCAACTATTAAGCAACGCAACTATTAAGCAACGCAACGCAATTAAGCATATATGTAGAGAGAGTTATAATTATTTATAAATATATGTATTTATAAATATATGTATTTATAAATATATAAATAACTATTTATAGTTTTATATACTATAAATTTTTATACTCTAAATATAAGATAGTATGTCTAATAGTAATATTACACTACAATTAGGAGATATTATTGAAATTAATGCTCCGTCTGATAGCGAACTGGACCAAAAAACATTTTTTATTAGTTATATAGATGAGAATAAAATACAAGTTGAATCGGGTGATGGCATTGAACAAATATTAACACTCACCGACGGAAAATTAGATAATGAATCGATTGAAAGTCTAAGCATTAAAAGTCGAGCAGAGGAAGCAGGTTATGCGCGACAAAATAATTTGTTGCCGAATGTATGGATTGATATCTATTTTGAAGGAGACCTCCCGATGACCGTTACGGGTAAAATTACGAATTTAGATGAGGATAAAATCGAAGTAACCACTTTTCCCACCAATGACGTTATTTTTATTGATTTTGCCTATAAAGGGGTACCGGAAGATTTACCGATTGACAAGATACAAATACGGCGTTCGCCGGATGTTAATCTCTTACCGGGTGAAACGGCAAGAGAAACAGCAACAGCACCGGAGGGGCAGTCAGCACTAGCAGTGCCCGCCGGCGAAGAAACGGATGTTAATGTACAAGCGCAAGCAGAGCAGCAAGAGCAAGAGCAAGCAGAGCAGCAGTCGCAAGCAGAGCAGCAGTCGCAAGCAGCGCAGCAGTCGCAATCAGAGCAGCAGTCGCAAACAGATCAGCAGTCGCAAGCGCAGCAGTCGCAAGAACTACCCGAAATACCCGAAGATGAAAACATTAGTGAAGTAAATCAGTCGCAAATCGATGAACAAAACAAGACGTATATATTCAATGCGGACCAAATCAAGTTTGGTAACGATTTAGAAGAGATTACCCATTTCGTGGATGTGCCAGAAGAAGAACGGCGGTTTGATATTGATAAACAACTCGATGATTTATTAGATGATATGCTTTCAACTATTCCAAACGCACAACGCACGACATTCGTCAAACAGAATATTCATAAAATGATACAGCGGTTTAAAGAACTCCGCGAAACCTATTCGGTCTTTGATGATAAAGGGTATGCCGTAATGCCAAAAGAACACGGCGCAAATTATAAACCCGTCGTCCCCGTGCTCGAACGACTCGAACAACAATTGTACTGGATTATGCCCGTCGTGAAATATATTAAAAAAATATATGACCGAAAAGAAGACGATATACTCGGCAACAAAAGGGGTAAAGAAGTAGATGATATTGAATTAATGTCCTCGCAAGAAATAAACAATGAAATATTACGTGTAATTGAACGTTATGAAAGCGGCGATACCTTAGGTGATAAGAATAAATATGTGTTTTTACAAAAAGAATTAAACGCGTATTCGACGCCTTTTAAATCTCCACAAGAAACCGAGGATGTTATTGCGAAACTGGACGTAAATACGACTATCATGTCGGTCGTTGATACTCAAGGAGACTTTGTTTCATCGGTAGAGAGTATAACGAATGATAGTTATTTAACAAAACGTTTTGCCGTACAGACGTATAATACCGGCACGACGGGTATGGAAGTCATTAAAGTCCGCGGCGAAAATCCAATAATTAAACGTAATCAAATCACCGCGAGTGATAATTTATATTTAAAATCATTTCTGACTTTACCTGAACAAACGGTTTTGTTTTCAAAAGTTAATTTACCGGCATCCAATATGTTGTTAAAAGCAAACTTAAATATGAAGTATTTGAATTATTGGCAACTCTTAAATCACAAAACAACGGTAACAAATACTACCATTAAAGATTTTGGGTTACCGATTGAATACAGCAAACACCGGATTTTAAAAGGAGTTCATAATTTTAAACTCGATGCGGCTTTATTAAACACCGAGGCGGCGACTACGGAACTTGCCATTTCGCCGGAAAGCGAATCGGAACTGGCAGGCGGCGGCGGCGGCGGCGGCGGCGGTATGGGCAATGCGACCTTGTATAGTAATTACTTAAACACAATGATACCTACGACACACGCATTATTTAATTATATGAAACCGCATTTAACAGGTAAATTGTCGTTAGATAATTTGTTGAGTTACCTAGAACCTTTTATGATTTATACGAGTAACCTGAATTACGCTCAGTATGAAGAAATGAATAATTTCATTAACGAAAAGATACGCGAGTATAAGAAAAATTATATTAATAAATCGAGAGATTATGGTTCGATGCGGCATACAGTCGATGTATCGATTCCCTCCTTTATTAAAATATTCGACGATAGTCCGGCATTAAAAGAACGCGTTTTAACTGCTTATGGATTTACGGACACGATTATGCGGATGTCGAATTCCGAGTTTATTAAAAGAATTACAGAGATTGACGGTGGTGCGTTTTATAATAATGCGTTATCTATTACCTCCGTCGGATTAATGATTGCGGATGGGTCGCGCGATATGATTAATATTGATAATTATTTAAAAAATGATATCCCCGAAGAGTTGACGAAATCAGAAGAAAAACGGCAACGATTAATCCGGTCCGGTAGGCAGTTTCGAAAAATGACAGGATTGCCATCGGGTACACCGGAACCATATGATGGCGGCGCCGCAAATAAAGCGTTGTCGTCGGCATCATCGTCATATCAAGCAGAACAGTGTAAAACATTAAAAACAATTGCTAAACGCTATATTGAATTAGATGAATTATATGAAGATAACGGCAAGGATATTTATTTTGATAAACGGTATGATATCACCCCGTATGAAGTCGGTGACAAATTTAAAACCGACGACAGTATGGCATTAAATGACCGAATAAAATTCTATGTCGAGAAATTAATTAAATCCAACGGCATATTTGGCGAAGATGCCAAACGCAGCGCAAAAGCAATTATACTGCGAAAACGGTTAGTCGAAGATGGCGACTATGCGATTCTAGAAACAACGGACGAAAATAGTGCGACAATGCAATACTATTTCCGCGAAGGTAATCAATGGGTATTAGATGAATCTATCTACGATAAGGAAATGATTGCCGACAACACGAAAATGTTTTGTAATTTAAATGAAAAATGTATTGAAGTGAAAGGCGATTGTAAAGAAGAGACGAGTGGCGCCTCGGAAATAAAAAAATATAATTTGAAGATGATATTACAAGAGTTTAATACGACCTTAAATGTCACGAAGGATATTGTCACTAACCAAATTGAAACCGAGTTGAATAATTCCAATTCGCGTATTGAGGGGTTAATCAATTTACAAAAATTGAAAAAATATAAAAATGATTTAATAAAAACGGCATTAGGAAATACCGTAGAAGCAAAAGAGATTATCGTGTCGCCTTATGCGAAATTACGCGATACAATTCTGAGTCAAACCGATTTGGCAAAACGGTATCAGGATGTGTCGAAATTTGTCACTACTTTCACGCGTGACCCAAATGTAGAACAAGGTGATTCTTCTTATTGGTATTACTGTATGAAAACAAATACGAAATTATTGCCCATTTTTATTTATACTTTGGCGAAAACCTTTTTAAATGGGCGAAACTTTTCGAATGCGTTGGACCGTATTTGTAAAGAACAAGGTACTTTGAGTGAAGACGGCGATAAATGGGTAGACAAATATAGCGGTTATGCTATAAAAATGATTGAACTGAATGAAGATGAAAGTTATAATGAACAAGGGTTTAAAGTCATCACACACGAAGTGGTTGACCCCGATATAGAAGAAACATTAACTGCCGCGGCCGCTAACACGCTCGCCGAAGGCAAACCGGATGTAATTAAACGCAAGTTTGTCACCGCCGACGCCAAATCGATTTATACCGTCATTGACACAATGTCCTCTAATATGGGCATACAAATTGACGAACAACATGATTTTATTGTGCGTAATGTGTTACAGCATTTAAGCGACCCTAGTGTGATGCCGCCCAAGGCAAAATATGAGAAACAAATAAAGTTATCGGCCGCGAAAAATATAATTTTAGACACGTATGAAAATACATATAATGCGATGTTAATTTATTTTACCTTGTCTTATTTACTTATTGCGATTCAGACGAGCATCCCGCCCGTAAAAACTAAAACGACTTTCCCAGGGTGTAAAAAGTCTTTCAGTGGATTTCCGGTAGAAGAAGGTGCTGATAATACAAAAGGGTTAAACTACATCTCGTGTGTGGTATACAAAATCAAAGGCAGTAAAAGTTTGCCGTGGAGCGCGATTGCCAAGTTTAATGCGAAATACATTACGAAACAAATGGAAGTAAATATTACTAAATATATTTTGCCGAGAGATGAAGTTCAAAATAAAATCAAAGAATTAAAGGTGTACCTCACTGCCAACCCGAACTTGACGCGTATACCCAATGAACATTCGGTTACCAAATGGGTTCATTTTTATCCGCCACTCGGCGATTTGAAAATCCAACCCGTACAAGATGTCGGCGAAGTATTTAAAGCAAATCTCTCGGCAAGTATACAGAAAGGCAATGCGTCCCAGCACGAACTTATCACTGAACTTCAGTCCAAGATCTTTTTATATTCTTTGAATATTATCGAATTAATCCAGCAGGCAGTGAAAGGCGAGGCAATGCTACTTAAAAATAGTACAGGCGAACCGTTTATTGAAAATGCGTGTTGTAATGAAAGCGATAAAAAAACCTTACAGTACTTTATTAAAAAGGTACCGGACATTGCGGTATATAATAACAAGGTCGTGCGGTTAGGTGATTTTTATACGGATATAAAAACAATTGGAAAACCGTCGATTTTATATGATCCGCGGGTGATGAAAAGGTCTATCCCGATTTTAGATAATACTTATTCCGAGGAGACGATTTATCGCGCTTTTATTGTTTACTGCCGGTTTAATTCATTTGTGCCAATGAACGAAGATTTAAAAGCAATTTGTCCAACCAAACCGGATAATTTTAATAACGCCGATACCTTACACGAAAGCATACGCAAATTAAAAAATGGCGCCCGAAATTATACGATAAATTCTTTACAACAATTGTTGGGTGTCGTGAATAATGCAACTAAACAACCGATTATACCACTTGATACGAATATAACAACTGCGAATAAATTAACCGAAATAATAACACAAATGAATGAGGCAAATGTAAAACCAAGCATATTTCGTAGTTCATTTCTGGAGGTATTAAAAGATTTTGAAATTGGAGCATTAATGGAGGATACGGAACAACTACGTGCGTTTAAAAATACATTAGCAGCATTAAACGACGATGTAGAGCAAAGGGTAATGGAATTTGTATTAAATAATAGTACAAAAATACAACCGGCGAAAATGAAACAATTTAAAGAATGTTTTGGAAAAGTGACTGAATTTATTGAAACGGGGGATGGTGTTTTTATTGGCAAAAATGCTGAAACCAATTATAAAATGATAAACTTTATGAAAAAGACGATGCGGTATATAACCAATGTGCTGCCAAATATTATTATAAATCAAGTAAATTATGGCAGTGTGACAATTCCGGAACATTGGAAATTGTCGAAACGACACGAACATGATGTAAGAAACATCATCCGCAAACATTATCTCGCGTTAAATGCTTTTTACGGGGATAACCAAATCGGGTTATTATTAGAGAAGTTTATGCCGCTGGTCGATTCGATGGAACAATTAGCACACAATACGTTGTTTTATACGCCAGTGGAACTGCAAACAGGGAAAGGTAAACATAGCAGTGCCGCCGCGTCATCAAGTCGTAGTGGCAGCAGCAGGAGCACTAGCAGCGAAACATCCAGCGTAAAATATTCTGCGTTTGATTTAGATTTAACTGCTTTATTATTCCGTTTTTATTTTTCAAGTGTCTTTACTGATTTAATATCATTACAAAATGATGAAGATATTCTACAAATGCCGCTCAATGCTGGACAAAATGCGGATGCCGATGCGGATGCGGATGCGGATGTCGAGAATGAAGACGAATTGTTTTCTGATAAAACAATTAATAGTGATATTTTAGAAGGTAATAAAAGCGGGTTGGCAGAAAAAATTACAAATATCATCATTACACTCACAACAATGGTATGTAACGATAAAAACATATTAAATCATAATTATAAATCTCTTATGGAAATTATTACGCGTTCCCGTGAAAAAGAAAAAGATGCTATCACAGGGTTCTTTAAAAACCTTAAACAGGACGAGAAAGAAGTTGAAAAAGAGTTTAAAAGAAATAAATTGGAGAGATGGAGTAAAGGGAATCGTATACATACTTATGATGCGAAAACCTATGACGAAGAACGCGAAGAAATGGAGCAAACTGCGATAAAAGAACTACGTGCGACAGGTAACCCCGCGCGAACGCATCGAGGTAATGCGGCGGCAGGAGCAGCAGCAGCAGGCGAGGAAGAAGGCGGAATGGGAGGCGACGAGCAAGAGACAACTGCCGAAGAGAATACCATTACTTATTTAGGCGAAGATGCCGAATATGAAGATTACGAGATGGACGGCGATGAAGGGTTTTAATAAATTATTATAAGAATTATTATAAGAATTATTATAAGAATTATGCGCATACGAATAACGCGAGCAATCCGCCAATCGTGGATACATTCGACATAAATGCGTAATAGTTTTCTTTTATCATAGGATTATGGTAGATAGCATTACATAAAACCGTAAATATAATTAACCCGATTGTCGCCAACTTAAAAAAAGGAACCATATAGACAATACCCGTAAAGGTGTATGCCGCAATAACAATCGGGGCAATAATTTCGAGTAAAATCACCAGAAAAATAACAAACTGTGCTAATCCAAACGAGAAACCAATCTTTTTCGCAAATCCTTTGCTGGTTTCAGTGAAAGTTTTGATTTTATTAATACCGCTTAATAAGAACATAAGCGTAATAAAGACGGATGGAATGAAAATAGAGAGCATTATATATTATAAAAGTATAAAAAAAGTATAAAAAAAGTATAAAAAATGTATAAAGTATAATATATTATAAAGTATAAAAAATGTATAAAGTATAATATAAAAAATAATAATATATTTTTAAATTATATTATTATATAAATGAGCGGTAATAGATGGGTCAGACATAATAAATTATCCGTATCCATTCTTGTTTATATTATCAGTTTTATGCTCTTTGTTTTATTTAAACCAGCATTTTTATATAATCCGGATGGCACCTTAAGAAGTTTTGGGGTAGGGTATAGAAGTAAAACAATTATCCCTATCTGGTTACTCGCAATTCTTCTCGGGATTATGTCCTATTTTATGGTGTTGTATTACGCAAATAGTACCATCTTTTAATTTGTGCCATATATTTATTTATTTATTTATTTATTTATTTATGGCGTACCATTACTATAGATAACCTTTTGACCATCTTTTAAAACCTTTTCAATATCTATTTTTTTCATTTTTTCTTCATAATCAGTGTATTGTTGTTTCATAACATTAACGGATTTACGACATGTCGTATTTACAATATGATTATAACTCACGGATGTCACTAAAAATCCTGCTAATAAATTCCAAATATATTCTGCGACGGTATTTTTTTGCAAAATATACGTATATAAATCATCTTTGTCTTTATCAATAAGTGGTTCTTTAATGATTTTTCCACTCTTTAAATTATTAATCTCTCCCTCAAATTTATCTTTATCTGCGTTTAATTCATTGATTAATAATGATTTATCTTGCCGTATATTTTCTAAAGCATTCGCAATTTGAATGCCAATTTTTGCATCGTTTGATGTTGTTGTTGTTGTGCTAGCGTCGTCCGTAGTAGCAGTAGTAATTTCAACAGGTTTAGTTAGTATTCTATCCATAAGGTCATTAATACCCAACAATTTTACGACACCATACCCGAAAGTATTTGAAAAAGGTCTTAACCAACCCGGAAACATATATAAGAACACTTGAAGAACTAAAAATATCATAACCCACGGTATGATTGTAATCATTAATGCCGTATTCCATTGATATTCGCCGCCGCACATTGCTTCCGTTAGAGTCAAGTTGATAAAGTATTCACCCATAATAACCATTAAAATGTAACAAAATTTTATTATGTTTTTCGTCATTGGGTCGCTAACATATAAAGTTATTACAGCATAGATTGAAGTTAATATAAAAAAATACGTCATTGGTAACATTGGATCTGGCGCAGTCGTTAAAAGGGTTTTTGCGGTGCCTTTATCCGTGATTGGTGTTGTTGGTGTTGTTGACATTCTATTGTATTATATCTATAATACATAATTTTTTTAGAAAAATAATTGTATTTATTATTGAAAATAATAATTGTATTTATTAATGAATACCATACAACCACCAAGATTAATAGAACCGGGGGTAAGGTATTTTTTAAGCAGTACACTTAAAGAATGTAGGAGGTTTAAAGAGTATTATTCAAATATTGTTTTTAATTTAATAATGACTGCCATATTTACTATTCTTATTGGCGGGTTTTTATTATACATGTACAAAGGTAAATTAACTCCATATGAACTCGAACTAAAAAATAGAAAAAAACAAGAGTATATTATATCTAAATTACATCAAATCGCTTATTTAAAAAACACACAAAGGCAAAATATGATAACAAATTTAACGGAATGGTAAATAAAGTGTGTATTGTGTTTGCGACGAGATAATATTATTTTTATATGAAAAAAATAATAATGTAATATAAGTAAGTATGGATATTGTTGATTATTATAAACTTAAGGAAAAGTACCAAGATACATTAAATGCTCGAAAAAGTCGAATTAAAAACAGTGGAAGAAATATAAAGGACAAACAGCGAGAATTAAAACGCTTAGTACCCAAATGTGTGAATTGTGGACGACCGGGGGGAACCCTATTCGAAGAAAAATCCAATACTTTAAAAGTAAGTTGTCTCGCCAAACCTCCCTGTAATTTAAATTCGGTAATTAAACGGCAAACCTATGATAACTTACGCGAATTAGATCATAAAAATGAAAAACTTATCGATAATCTAAAAATGCGTATTATCATTTCCAAATTAGATTATCTCTTTGGTTTTATTGCGACTAAAGATGAAGCAATTGATAAATTCAACGTACTAAAAAATGAATTACACGAGGTCGCCGAATCACAATTAATTGTTAATAAAAAATACGCCGATATCATTGGCGGTATAAATCGGGAGTCAATATTAAATGATACACGGACGGATTTAATATACCAAATCGAACAACTCAAAGAAATGTATACCGAATATAATAAAGACCCGACATCACAACAACTCGGAATGATAATGGATGCGTATAATACGGTGATTTACCCGCTGGCGGAAAAAAACCGTACATTAAGTTATAATCATTGTGTTGTAGAAAATATACTTGAATTACATAAACTACCTGTATATAAACTCGTACAAAACACCTATAGAATGGCACAATTAGACCAAGAGCGAAATTAAAATATATATATATGTCTAATTTAACAAATCTTATAATATTAATAATACACACTATATGTATAGCAATTATGTTTTTAAAATATATTTCGGTGAAAGTTTTCATCGCGAGTTTATGTTTAGGTTTATTATTTGCGTATTTATCTAGTCCACCACCCACCATTATTCACGTCTATCCCACCCCAGATAACGTAGACCAATTGGAATATAAAGATAAAGCAAACAATTGTTTTAAATTCGATGTGTCAGAGGTGACTTGTCCTGCTGATAAAAAACTAATTAAGAAGATACCGGTACAAAAATAGGTATATATAATATAATATAATATATAGTATATATAGTAGATATGCCGTCAAAAAGTGTTTTTAGGTTACTTCATACAAATAATGGGCGATATGCTATTTCTTTTATATTAGGTATGGGATTGGCAAGTTTATTTAGAAAAGTATGTAATGACCGGAATTGTATCGTCTTTAAAGCACCGCCCTTTGAAGAAATTACGAAAAATACATATGGATATGGTGATAAATGCTATACCTTTAAGGAAAAAAATACAAAATGTAGCGCCGATGACAATCATACCATACCCTTTTAACGATTGTATTTTTAACGATTGTATTTTTAACGATTGTATTTTTAACGATTGTATTTTTAATTTATATAAGTATATTGCGTATATTAATTAAATAAATTAATGCCATTCATAATATAATAATATTAATAGGATGAATATAGGAACAACGAGTTTAGATTCCTTACCGTTATCACCACAATCGGGTGATAATATTCGTTTAGACACTTATGACCAACAACCGCAACAACACAACAACACAAAAGTTCAAAATCCCGCCCAAGACTTACATCAATCGCGTGAAAAAGAATTATCGGTCATGCAAAACAATTTAAATCAATTTGTCACGGGTTTACAAAAAGCAAGTGCGGCAGGTTTAACCATTCTACCGTCACGCGATATTCCAAGTAACCAAGAACATCTTTCCCACGATGTGAATATTAAACCAAACTATATACCCCAAGAAACGGGACACGAGGATTATATTCAACAACATCAAACCAATGAAGAAATTATACGCGCTCAAGCAAATAAACAACAGAAACAAGAATTTTCGGATTATATTTACGAAGAGGTTCAGGTACCAGTTTTAATTGGCGTATTATATTTTCTATTTCAATTGCCGGTGGTGCGTAGACAAATATTTAATTTTCTGCCCTCCCTTTTTAATAAAGACGGTAATCCCAATCTCTCGGGATATATTTTTAATAGTGTTTTCTTTGCGTTGTTTTACTACATTTTTACCAAAGGTGTACGGTTCTTGGACAAATAAATAATAAAATAAATATATAATATATAAAAGCATCCGCAATATGTTTTTGTTGTTACACAAAATGTATAAAAATAAAAACATTCATTTGTTTTTAATTTCTACCTTGATTTTTATTATCATAAATACAGTGGAAAATTATATTCATTATAATATTGGACGACATTGGGGCGCGAGTGTTGGAGAGAATATTAAATTAGAATCGCCGACTTATAACGATTGGATTAAAATAACTGGCATTATGCTTTTATTTGCGGTTATACAAGGCGGATTAACCTTTCTATTAAATAAACGAATATAGCGTTATAATTTCATAATAATTTTCACATATGAAATTATGGATAAGGGTAAAATACACGATATCCCATTTATTCACGAGTATGCCAAATCTTTGCTGTTAAATGTAAATAAAGACAATATGCCCGCCACACCTATAAACTTAATTTTTGGCGGCGGCAATTTAAATGAACTAGGTGGTCTCGGCGTCGTGTTTTATATAAAACAATTAGAAGAAAATGGTCTTATTAAAGTAAATAAAATTTCGGGATGTAGTCAGGGGTCGCTGCTCGCATTATTATACGCGTGTAATCTCTCAAAATATAATATAACTTATTTAACGGACTTATTTACGAATTATTTAGTTACGCAGCAGACGCAGCAGACGCAGACGCAAGCACCGCACATTGGCATTAATATGGATATGTTTATGGAACGCGGGTATACTGAACTGGTAACCCAAACCGTGTCGCATCTCTTTCCCTCCGGCGGCAGTGGCGATGCCGGCGCCGATGCCGATGATGATGCCGGCGCGCTTATGTTATCCCTTCGAAATAAATTGTACCTTACGTATTATGATACTAAAACACAAAAACAAAAAGTCACTAAACGGTTTAAACATCAGGAGCATTTGATTGAATGTATATTGCGGGCAGGACACGTGCCGTTTTTGACGGATGGTACGTATAAATACAAAGGACGGTATGTCGATAATGTTGTACCGCATCTGTTTGCGGACGCGGACGGTAGTCTAAACTTATTTGTAAAACAACAACCTTCATATCAATTTTCGTTTCATACTTTGCGCGAGATGCTGACCTTAGGCACACTCGTGCTACCGAAAAAGGTTCAGATATTAGCAGGCGTCCTAGAATGTAATAACTTTTTTACGAGGGGGGAATCAACACTGCTCACCTATATTCATAAAAACAGTTATAGCATAAAAATACAATTGTTTGTTCGAACATGTATTCATTTATTCTTGTTATTATGTATTGACGCGGTAATAATGTGTAAAAATATGTTACCGTTATATATACCCACGTTTCTTCTAATGTTGCCCAAGATGATTCTAATGCCCTTCTTTTTATTAACCAATAGATTAGGTAAATTTATGCTGTATTCGACGACGGGATATTGTATATAATTATACATAACTAAAGGTATTAAACTTTTTTTCGGTAAAATTGCCAATTGGTGGACCAATATAGGATTGAATCGGTACCCGCATACAAAAATCGTGAGGGTAACCTTGATTCTTACAATTCATTAGCGATTCAAAACCTTCTTTTCTCTTTGTTTTTACGTGAGTGGTCGTCAGAAAAAAAACATAATAAATACATGCGGCAATTATGCCTACTGTCAGAACGAGTAATATATATTGGTATGTTTCCATTATATATTAGATGGCATTATATTATTTAAATCATAAGTTATATTTTTTATACATTTCACTTAATACATCAACAAATAAATTATGCCCGTGTTTATCACGTAACAATTCTATTATTTTAATTAATTCCGAACGTTGAATATCAGAGGAGGTGGTCTGCGTATCACCTGTGCCTCCAGTAACAGTGACAGTGCCTCCGCTGCTGGTGCCAGTAACAGTGCCTCCGCTGCTGGTGCCAGTAACAGTGCCTCCGCTGCTGGTGCCAGTAACAGTGCCTCCGCTGCTGGTGCCAGTAACAGTGCCTCCGCTGGCGCTTTTTCCGATGCCAGTGCCTCCGCTGCTGGTGCCAGTAACAGTGCCTCCGCTGGCGCTTTTTCCGATGCCAGTGCCTCCGCTGGTGCTTTTTCCACTGGTGCCTTTTCCGCTGGCGCTTTTTACGCTGCCAGTGCCTCCGGTGCCAGTGCCTCCGCTGGTGCTTTTTCCGGTGCCAGTGCCTCCGATGCCAGTGCCTCCGGTGCCAGTGCCTCCGCTGGTGCTTTTTCCGCTGCCAGTGCCTCCGCTGCCAGTGCCTCCGCTACCAGTGCCTCCGCTGCCAGTGCCTCCGCTGCCAGTGCCTCCGCTGCCAGTG